CGATCACCCCAGCGGTTCGGGGCTCCGCCCTCGCCCGTGCCGGTGAGGATCTCACCGTGGCCGAAGCTGCTGTTCGGAGCCAACCGCTCCAGCACGCCACGCTTGTCGGCCTTGGCCTTGTCCACGTCGACGCCGAAGGGCGAGGCGGGGATGACCTTCAGCAGGCTGTTGAGGGTGTCGTCGAAGCTGGTGCCCTCCCACTGCAGCGGGTGCTCCAGCGCACGGCTGATGCCCTCGGGCAGGTGAGCGGCAGCCTCCTCCTTGGCCAGGGCGATGGCCTTCATCGGCACACCGAGCACGGCAGCCGGGGCCATCGCCGCCCTGAACACCGGGTTCTCCGTGACCCGTGAGATGCCCTTCTGCCACCACTGCATCTTGTTCCAGGCGGCATCCTCCTGGGCCTTCTGTGCGTCCTTCAGCGCCTGCTCCTGCGCCTTGTACTCGTCGCTCTGCTTGAAGGCAGCCTGCAGTTCGGCGGCGTTGCGGTCGGCAACCTTCTGCGCCTCGGGCGTCTGCGTGTACTCGTTGAGTGCAGCCCACCGACCAGCGAGCACGGGCGTGGCAGCGGCGCGCCGCATCTGCCCCTGCTGGTCAGCGTTGGGGCGTTGGACCTGACGTGGGACCTGGCGCCCCGTGAACGTCGGCGGCAGTGCCCGGACAGGCGAGTAGATCTGGATCTGCCCAGGCGTCGCCATCAGCCGTAGACCCCTGCCGATCGGGCAGCCATCATCCGGCCAGCCAAGGTGTCAGACAGCGGAGTGCGCCCGGTCAGAGACAGGCCGATCATCTTGGCCTGCGCCATCTGTCGAGCCATCGCCGTGGGCGAGGAGTGGCTCGCCGCCTGGATGCCGGGGACGGTGGCAGCCGCTGCCTTCTTGGCCATCTCAATACGCTGACGCGCTGGGGCCAGGTCGTCAACCGTCACGATCTTGCGACGCTTGGTCATGTCGTTGACGGCGCTCAGACCAGGGACCAGCTGGCTGATCAGGTCCAGGTCGGGGCCATCGCTCGGCAGGATGGCGCCACGCTCGAAGGTGTACTGCGGCTTCGACTCGTCGGCCACCGCCTTCGTTGTGGTCACGCCATCCTTCGTCGTGTTCTCCGTCTTCCAGGGCTGGCGCGGGTACTTCTGGTCGGGGGCGAGGCCGAGGTAGTTGCCAGCCTCGTCGACCGACATCAGGAACTTCGGCTGGTTGAACGCAGCCGGGCCCTGGTACTGCTGGTCCTGCGCGCTCTGCTGAGCGACGACGTTGTAGTTGACCGGCGGGGAGTACAGCCCCCCGGGATTGATCGAACCGTTGGGGGCATTGATGCTGCTGCCCATGACCTGCGGGCGGCTCTTGCTCTCCGGGTAGCTCCACGTGCCACGGTCCTGCAGCCCGCCCTGGTTCGCCTGCTGGTACGCCTTCGACAGGATGTCCATCTGGTCGTTGGCCGTGCCGAGCTCGCCACGTGCGGCGGCGTTGGCGTCGAGCGCCGACTGGCGCGCAGCATCTTCCATCTCGCCCTGGCCCTGGTACTGCCACGGGGCGGTGGCGTCCTGGAAGCTGGCGATCTGGTCGGGGTCGGCGTAGCTCTTGTTGGCGTAGGGCAGCCCGTACTTGTCGAACCACTCCATCGTCGGGGTCTTGATCTCCTTGGCGTCCTGGTACGCCAGCCCCGTCTTCGGGTCGGTGTACCCGGCGATGGGATCGGAGGCCAGGTCCTTCTGCCAGCCCCGGGACACCTCGTCGATCGAGCCCAGGTCGTAGGTGTTGGCGATGCCTTGCGCTGTGGTCAGGTCCTTGTTGACCTTGCCCTTGCTCGGGTCGAGGCTCTCGCCCGACGTCTCGTAGCGCAGCGGCAGCGAGGTGAGCAGTTCGTCGCGCAGGCCACGCGCCTCGGGCGTGACCGAGTCCGACTCGGGCTGCATGACGATCTTCATCAGCGCAGCCTTCGCCTGGCTCGGCGTCATGCCGCCACCGCCGTAGTCCTTCGGCAGCATCTGGTTGGCCATGAAGCCCTCCCAGCCACCACCCTGCGAGAGCGACATCAGGTTGCGGAGGCCACCCTGGGTGACCGGGTTGCCCTGGCCCTGGTACGTCGGGGTGAAGGCGGTCGGGCTGTACTGCCCGGCGATGGCAGCGAGGACGTTGTCGGTCATCAGGCTGTTCTCGTCCTGGAACAGGTTCAGCTGCTTCTGCACCTGCTCCGTCCCCGACGGCTGGATCACGCCCTTCGAGTTGATGACCGGCGGCGGCGCCAGCTGGTCGATCATCCCGTAGCCCTGGCTGGAGATCTCCGGCTGCATCGTCCCCATCTGGTTGCCAGCGACCGGCGTGTTGGCATCGTTCAGCCCGAAGTCGAAGATCACCTGCTGCTGATCGCCCCTGTCCAGGGCGTTGAACCACTGGCCCCACTGCCGGGTGCCGGGAGTCGGCATGTCCTCGTACATCTCCGCCTCCTCAGACGTTCGCGCTGCCCTGGCCCGGGGCACCGCCCTGGGCGAGCAGAGCCTGGATGTCGGGGACCTGCAGCTTCCCCTGGATGATCAGCGGCAGCAGGTTGCCGAGCACCGACGACAGCATCGAGTTCGTGTACGAGTTGTTCGTCGTGTAGTTGTTGTCGCTCAGCTGATTCTGCCGGGTCCAGTTCGCCTGGTTCTCCGCCAGCTGGCTCTGGTACTGCTGGTTGTAGATGTCGGCGGCGCGCTGGTCGTAGCGCTGCTGCCACTGGTCCTTCGCTGCACCCTTCTGCAGCCCGATGCCCGTGTCGCCCTGCAGCTTGGCCATGTCGTACATCCGGCCGGTGTTGGCCTGGTCCTGCTGCGACGAGTACTGCCGGTTGGTGTAGTCCTGCGCCTGGTTCTGGCCGAGGATGCCGAGCAGGTTGCCGAACGCCTGGTCCGCACCGCCAGCATCCGACCGAGCGCCCTGCACCTGCTGGTTCTGCCCTGCCTGCACACCCTGCGAGGCGAGCATCCGATTGATCGCATCCTGACTCTGGCCGGGAGCCGTCCCGAAGTTGGCGGTCTGCTGCTGGGCGTACGGGTTGGTGGCGTAGTTGCGCTGCATGAAGGAGTTCAGCGCGCCGTACGCCTGGTCGCTCTGCGCTCGGTCGTTGCCGACCGCCTGGCCCAGCTGGTTCGACAGGTTGTCGTACATCGACGAGTCGAAGGCGGAGATCTGCGGACCGGCGTAGTCGGGCGCATCGAAGGCCGGGCCCGCCTGCTCTGCGGCAGGGCGCGACTTGCCGAGCAGCGCCCACATCTGAGCCAGCTGCTCCTGCGTCAGCTGCGGCGGCTCCGCCGCACCACCGCCACCACCTCCACCACCGCCGCCGCCCGAGCTCCCGCCACCGTAGGTCGTCTTCTTCAGGGTCGGGGCCTGCGTCTGCCCGCCGCCGTTGCCCATCGCGGTCATCGCGTTGTACAGCTGCTGGTTGTATTCGCCAGCGTTCTTCGCTCCGGCGACGATGCCGGGGTTGGCCGCGGCGAGGTTGCCCGAGTACGTCCCCGGCTCAGCCCACGAGCCCGACTCACCAGACCAGTTGCCGCTGCCGTAGGCGCCCGACGCCTTGTTCGCCGCCCGGATCGCCTTGGCCGTCGTCGTCGTCGCAGGCTTCTTGCCGAGGGCGGCCTGCCCGAGGTTCTGCCATCCGCTTGCCATCACGTACCTCCGATAGTAGGGTTGAGTTCATGACCCCTTGCATCGAAGCCACTGGTGAGCGTGGCCCACGCGGGCACGTCCGTCAACGAGTCAACGGACGACGGGAGCAAGCCCATCGCCTCGCCTGGGAGCGGGTGCACGGCTCGATCCCTGTTGGTCTGTGTGTTCTTCATCGCTGCGACAACCCTCCCTGCATCAACGTCGACCACCTGTTCCTCGGCACCAAGGGCGACAACAACCGGGATCGAGCAGCCAAGGGCCGCTCGGCCCCACAACATGGCGAGTCGAATCCGAACGTCAGGCTCACCCAGCAGCAGGCCGACACGATCCGCACCGACCCTCGGCTGCATCGCCTCATCGCTGCCGAGTACGGCATCAGCGCGGCGCAGGTATCGCGCATCAAGAACGGCCGTCGCTGGCATCAGGTCCCGCCAAAATAGGGCCGCAGCGCTTCGAGCCCTTGCGCCGCACGGGCGATCGAGTTCTGCTTCTGCGTCTCCAGGTCAGCCAGGTTGTACTGCAACCCGGCGCCCAGGTTGGCCTGGTTCAAGTCGTAGCCCTGCAGTTCCTGCGTCAGGTCCTGCTGGCCGCGCATGTAATTCTGCGCGTAGTCACCCAGGTAGTTGTTCATCGAACGCTTCATCGTCCCGGAGTTCACGCCGCCACCGCTGAGCCCACGCTGACCGAAGTTGGCGTAGGCGTTGGGCAGGGATCGGTTGAAGTTCTGCGTCAGGTCACCGAGGGATCGGCTGCCTCGCTGTTGGGACAGGAAGCGGCCGTAGGCGTTGTTTGCTGAGTCGGTGTTGAACTTGTAGTTGAGCGCGTCGGCCGAGCGCTGGTAGGCCCCCGTGTCCACCACTCCATAGCCTTCGAGACTTGCCATCTCACTTCGCCCTGATGATGTAGGGGATTGCCAGGAAGGGCGGCATGTTCGTCCCCGCCGGAGCGACGCCTGCCTGGCCCGACACACCGTTGAAGGTCGGCGGCTGGAACCCGTGGGCGTGGCTCGCGTTGGGGGAGGCGGCGTCGATCCAGGTGGTGCCCACGTCGGCGTTCTGCGTGTTGCCGTTGACGTTGTGGGCATGAGCCCCGTCGTTGGCGGTCCGCGCCGACGTGTTGAGAGGGAACGGAGACGCCCCGCTCCAGTTCGTGGACAGTGGCTCGCCACCCAAGCCCCACGAGATGATGAACGACTGCCCGCTGATATCGCCGTGGGAGTGGGTGCCCTGGGTGTCGGTGGTCATGCTGATGCCGTGACTGTGACCCACCGCCCCGTGGTAGTGGTTGGTGTCGGTCGCGTTGGTGGTGGCTGCACCGTGGGTGTGGGCGATGTCGTGGTTGTGCGCCGGGAGCGACGATGCCTCGCTGCCGCCCTGCTGGGAGATCGGGTGCGAGGCGTTGACGCCCAGCGGGAACCTGCCACCCATCGACGGCGTGTTGAACGAGCCGCCCGAGCCACCCCACTTGTAGCCGATGATGGCGAACAACTCCGGGTAGGCAGCGGTCTGCTGAGGTGAGCCATCGCACAGCAACCACTTGCCGTTGGCGGGTGGGACATCGGCGCCCCACATCATCACGATGCCGATCGGCAGGACCTGATCGACGTACTGCTTCGGTGCCGCATCCAGCGCAGCGACCGGGTCCCCGACCAACTTCAGCTGGGCCCGCATCGCCACCGAGCCATCGCGCTCGATGAGCTCCTGGTTGATGTGGTCCTCGGTGCGCGTGAAGTTGGCCTCGACCGGCGAGGCGTTCGCAGGCGTGAGGTTCTGCAGGTCGTACTGGTAATTGATCTTGCTCACGTGCGCTCCCGTCGGCCGATGGGCTTGATCACCACGGCATCCACTCCCCACTTCTGCTTCGGCGTGCGCGGCGACGCACTGAAGCGCATCTGGATCGCAGCGCAGACACCCTGCGATCCGCCACGGATCATCACCGACCCCTCGTGCTCGCTGCCCCAGTCGGCGCCGCGCCCACTCGGATCCCCAGCACCGAGCTCAGTCCAGTCGAAGCCACCCTTGTCGGCGTCACCGAAGCCCTGCTCCGTCCAGTACGCCGACCCCAGCGAGGGGATGGTGATGGTCCGAGTGCGGCGGGCGAAGGTCTCGTCGTAGTCGTGGTACGTCTCGATCAGCACGTCGGTGTCGCGAGGCACGCGAGGGCAGATCAGACGCGGGCGCTTCCACGACTTCTTCGTGTCGGGCTGATTCATGTTGATCCACGGCGTGCGGTAGAAGCTGTCGAACGGCTCGTGATCAACCGTGTTGAGCAGGTCGTCGTAGCCGTCCTCGATGGCGTCGAGCGTGATGGCAATCGCCATCGTCGACGACCACATGAAGGCCAGCGGGAAGCTGGCGTCGACGTCGCTGCCATCAATCACCGGGGCCACTGCGCCGTACGTCGACAGGTACATCGTCCACGCGCCCTTGCCCACGTCAGGGTCAGCCACGAACGTCGTCTGCGGCCACAGCGTGCTCTGTCCGATCGACCGACGACGGACACCAAGCCTCCCGCCGCCGGTCGGGATCGGGCCAACCGGCAGGCGCTCCAGCACCGAGTCCTTGATCCACGGCACGCTGACCCACAGCCGTCGCCCAGCCCAGGAGACGAACACGTTCTCGAAGGCGGAGATCTCCTCGAAGGCCGGGGCCAGGTTCTCCGAGAGGTACGTCGGCTCGCTGCCGGTGTAGCCGTAGATGCCGCCGACGTCATTGGCCGAGTAGAAGTACACCGCCGTCTCCGACGCAGTGATCGCCGTGGAGCACGGAGCCCCGATCCAGGCGGAGATCTTGACCAGCTGCCACGAGGTCTCGTCGTAGCCGTACAGCGCCCACAGGCTGTTGGTCTTGAAGATCAGCAGGTGGTCGGTGAACGACAGCATCCCGGTGATCTTCCCGCCACCGATCTCGATGTCGAGGAAGTCGTAGTCGCGCCAGGCGTCGGGCCGGTTGGGGTGCGACCAGCGCACACGGTTGGGCTTGTTGCCCCCGGCGTCGAAGATGTTGGCGACGAACATGTAGCCCGCGTGGCCGCGCACGTGCTGCGCCTTCGGCATCACGTTGAACGTCGGGTTGTCGACCTCGGAGTACGGGCCGTCGACCATCGTCGTCACCGTCAGGTCAGCCTCCACCCGACGTGGCCCGTTGGTGTAGCCGAGGACGATGTACATCTGCTCGCCCCACACGGCGAAGTCAGCGAGGTGCGGCTCGGCCAACGCCAGGCCAGCGAGCATCGGGGTGAAGGCCCGCGTCGAGTCGGCCCGGTACACCGTGTTGTTGTAGGTGACGTACGCCTGCTGCCCAGCCACGCGGTTGTGGAAGAAGGCGTTGCGCGGCATGAAGTCCACGCCAGGGGCGGAGACGTCTGCGATGTCGGTGTCGTTCCAGCGCTCCCAGCCCCGTCGCGTGACGAAGCCGCCACGTGGATCGACGTCGACGTTCAGCAGATCCGGCGACTCGTTGGGGTCCAGCTGGAACTGCGACCGTCGCAGGTTGAGACCACCGACGAACGTCGTCAGCGAGGCGGGCTGGAGGCGGTTGGCGCTCATGGCAGCGGCGGCACCACAACGAAGCTGGGGGAACCGCCGACCGGCGCGCAACCGTGCATGACGAGCGGCTTGTTGCCCACCGGCTGCATGATCGTCCGCAGCTGCTGGGTCAGGTCACGCTGCCAGCGGGCGAGGTACACGCCCTCCATCACCTCGTCCTCCTGCTGCGCGTGCACCAGCGACATGGCGAAGTACGCCAGCGTCGCGTGCAGGCGAGGGTCGAGGTCGGGGATGGTCGAGGCGCCGTTGTCCCACACCGGCTGGCGGTAGCCGCGCAGCACCAGGTCGACGTGCTGCTGGTCGCCGGGCAGCGGCCACAGGTACATCAGCCCAGCGAAGATCGAGTAGTACAGCGGCGTCCGATGGCCCTCGTTGACGATGGTGCCGAAGTTGTTCTCGGCGTTCTCGTGCGCGATCGAGACCAGCTTGTAGCCGCGGGTCGCCTCGATCACCGACAAGATGCCGGGGATGTTGACATCAGCGGGCAGGGAGATGCCCAACGTCCCCGGCACCTTGGCGATGGTCCAGATCGTCTCGTTGCGTGGCCACTCGTTGGAGAAGGCCATCGTGCGATCGAACGCCTCCTGGAGGTAGACGTTCAGCAGACGATCAGGCAGATCCGTCTGGTCGAGTTCGAGGTGGTACCGGACGTAGGTCCTCAGTCCTTCGACGTCGATGACGTCACCTCCTCCTTCTCAGCCCAGGCGTCGTACACACCTGCCTGCCGGGCGTGGAACACACACAGCCCGAGCTCCTTGATCACGTGCGCCTTGCACGTTCCGCCCTTGCCCTTGCAGTGCGCCTTTGCCTTGGGCTTCGGCGTCAGCTTTGGGTCCTTGTACGGCGCCGTGGACCACAGCCCAGCGGGCTGGATGTTGTCACCGGCACTACTCGCTCGCCCGATCTGAGATGCAGGCTCGCCCTTCAGCGCGTGCTGCAGGCCGACCTTGCTGCCGTTGGCCAGCGCAGGCTTGATGTGCGAGAAGTCCTTGGTATTCGGCACGACGCCTCCTGAGTCGGGGGGCTACTACACCTGTAGTAGCCCCCCTCATCATGACTCTCAGGGGGTCGGGACGACGCCCGTCAGCTTGAAGTTGCGGCGGCGCTCACGCGTGGTGGTGTTGCCGTAGGTCGTGATGAACGACACGCGGGCATCCATCGTGTTCGCAGCCGGGGCGCCGGGGACGGTGCCGTTGCTGGTGCCAGCCGCGCCCGGGGCGACCGTGCCCGCCAGGTTGGAGGTGAACGGCGACTGCTTGAAGTTGCGGTCGCTGTGGATCGCCAACCCGACGTACTTCGAGTTGAGGCCCAAGGCCCCACTCGTCGGTGCATCCGGGTCCCAGTAGATCGGGACGTTCTTGAACATCAGGTTCTGGAACCCGAGGTTCGCCTTCGTGGTGTCGGTGTACCGCACCTGCGGGGTGAGGCTGCCCTCGTACATCTCGTAGACGCCGGAGCCCGCGAAGATCGCGTCAACGTGGTCCGAGCCGCCATCGCTGGCGAGCAGGTACAGGCGGCGGAGGATCGCCTCCAGGTCGTCACCGGCGATGGTCGCGCCGAACGGCAGGCCAGCGATGGTCGCGCACTTGGCGTCCTTGCCGACGCCGGTCGTGGCGTTGTAGGTGGGCGAGCGCCACAGGTTCTCCGGGGCCGGAGCAGCGGCGGGGGTGATCCCGCCAGCGGCGAGATCGGAGTAGATCAGCGTGGTCAGCGGATCGAAGTCGGTGGCCTTGGCCTGGGCGCCGCGGGTGCCGTAGATCATCCGCACGAGGATGTCCTTCAGCGTCTGCTCGGACTGCATCACCTTGGCGTCGAGCAGGTTGATCATCTGCTCCTTGCCGTTGTTCTGCGCCTCCTCCAGGCCGGAGATGATGATGGTCGAGTACAGCTGGCGCCACGGGTACGTGGCAGCGGTGATGCCGCCGACCGGGTTGACGTGGAGCGTGTCCCACGGGCCGTACGAGTCAGCCTCGCCGGGACCGATGAGGAGCGGCTCGACGATCTGGATACCGCCGTCAACGGTGCGGACGCGCCCGTTGCTCATGAGGTACTCCAGCAGCGGACGGGAACTGAAGATGTTGTCCGTCAGCTGCTTGCGATAGTTGTTCATCGTGGTCGACAGCAGGCTGTCCCACGTGGGCGGGAGGTTGGCGGCAATGGCCATTGGGCATCCTTCTCAGGTCAGGTGCCGCTGAGCTCGTTCCATGCCTGCTCAGCAGCTTGGCGAAGCGTGATCGGGCCAGCCTTCTGCTGAGGGACGATGTTGCCGTTCGGGGCTCCACGCCCCGATGAGACCGTCTGCGTCGCAGCCGTCTTGGCCTGCGTGCGCTGCTGCGTCTCTGCCGCCTGCCGCCGTTGGTGTTCAACCCCCGAGGCTTGGATGCGGTCGAAGGCGATGGTCTTCCAGATCATCGGCAGGGCATCGAGCCCCACTCCGACCTGCATCGCTGTTCCGACCACCAGGCGAACGTCATCGTCGTTCAGCTGATACTGGCTACGGAGGCTCCCGACAGCACGCTCCAACGCCTGATCCGACTCGCGCTGCTCGAAGCGCTGTTCCAGGGCGAGACGCGCCTGGCGTTCCTCGTACAGCTGCCGCTCCAGCGGATCATCGAACTCAGGCACCGGCTCCGGGGCCTGCTGCTGTCGATCCAACTGGTACTGCTCCGCAAGGATTCGAAGCGTGAGGGCAGGGTCTGTCTGTAGCGCTTGCTGCAGCTGGAGCCCGTACTCCGCTTCCCGACGCATCTCGGCAACCGACTGCGCCTTGCGGGTGTAGTCAGCCTCTCGGCTGTAGCCACGCTGCAATTCGCTGAACGGCACTTCGACGTCTTCGCCGTCGATCTTGACTCGCACGAAGCGTTGGTCTGGATCGTCGATCTCGACGTATTGGCGAGGCGGCGGTGCGTCTTGTGCGCCGTCGACTACCTCCCCGGCTGAGGCGATGTCCCCGAGTTCGGGATCGACTTCAGCAGGCTGCCCATCAAGGGCGTCTACTTCCGACACGGAGTTCCTCCTGGCTTGCTCCCGCGGTTGATTTGGAAGTTAATCACACGCAGGGGGCTTGCACGAGTCTCAGCCTTGTGGTTGTCCCATCAGCTGGGCGAGGAGCTCGGGCGGCAGTTGTTCCGGGCCACCAGGCGGTGGGCCCTGGCCCTGCTGACCGAGCATCTGCATGAGCGCCTGCATCGGATCGCCACCCGGCGGCGGCATCCCCTGGCCGGGTGGTGGCGGCACGGCGCCCGACGGGAATTGACCTGGTGCGTCGCCCGGGTTCTGCGTCGGAGCGTTCATCTGTTGCGGTTCTGCGGGCGGCGCACCACCCTGCTGCCCGGGTGGCGCCTGCATCTGCTGTGCATTCGGGTCACCCTGTGGTGGGGCTGCTTCCTCCGGTCGCATGACCAGGGGCCCGACGTCCTTGACTCCGAAGCCCTTCTGCAGGACGTACATGTACAGACCGAGGGGGTTGGCAACCCCCATCTGCAGGAAGGGCATCGACGCGTCCACCAACTGCAGGGCGGATTGGCGTCGGAACGTCTCATTCTGTGGCTCCGTGCTACCAGCGGCGACCTCGTAGTCGAACTCGCCGGAGATGTAGTCCTTGTCGTACGGCACCCACACCCGGCCAGGCATGGTCACCACGCGAGCAACCTGCTCGCCCGTCATGAACTGTTGCATCAGCCCGATGATCCGCTCACCGATTTCAGCGAGCACGCCCTCGATCTTCGCCAGACGATCCTGCGCCCGCGAGTTCGCTGCGTCCTGGATCATCGCCGCCTCGGTGGCGGTGCGCTTGACGCTGGTCTGCGCCGCGCCACGCTGGTAGTCGGAGACGCCGCTGACCCGGTCGATGTCGTTGGTGATCATCGACGACTGGTCGTAGAAGTCCGTCGGCGTGATCACCGCCGGGAGCGGGGCGATGACGCTGGCCGGGTTCCCGTCCGAGGTGACGGGGATCATCGTGTTGTCGATGTCGCTCTCCAACGCCAGCACGCCCTGACGATCGAACGCATCGCGCTCGTACAACCACTTGCGCTGGAAGCGCTTGCGGTGGTTCATCATCTGGTTGCGGGTCTCGTTGAGCTCCAGCTGCAGCGACTCGATCTGCGCCACGTCGCCCAGCGTGTAGAAGCTGTCGATCACCTCGTAGCCACGGAGCATCGTGAACGGGTGGCCCTGCGCGTAGGGCATCGGCTTCGGCTTGATCAGGAAGCCACCGCTGCCGCCCATGTCGTCAGCGTCGAGCGCGAAGGTCGACACCGTCCCGCGGGTGATGTCGTAGAACTCGACCACCTCGCAGTACTGCCGCCGCCCGCTGTCGGGCTGCTCCACCCGGGCATCGCTGTCCCCGTCGCCAGCCATCCACCGCGACTGGCTGGAGCCGTTGACCTTCTGCCTCGCAGCGGGCGAGTACCGGCTGTCGACCCGCACGTTCTGCACCGGGCGCCAGACGCGCTGAGCGATCCAGCACATCTCCTTCGGATGACGAGCGTCAGGATCGACGAACATGTCGAAGGGACTCATCCGTTCGATGAACGGACGGTCGTCGTAGACGTACATCTCCGACTCGACGTTGCCGTCGACGTCCTCGCGATCGTCGATCCCGACCTCGTCGGCCCCGCTGAAGTTCGACTTCGGCGCACTGGCCGGAGCGATCGTCCCGTCGGGGTCGGCCTTCTTCTCCTCGGGCGGCTTGACGAACTTGTAGCCCGTCTTGATCCAGCCGTGGCCGACCACCAGCCAGTCGTTCACCGCGAGGCGGAACTCCGGCTGATACTTGTACGTACGCCACAGGTAGTTGAGGACTTCCTCGGTGATGATCGCCTGCGGTGCGGCCTCGGCCTTGCGGGCGTTGACGACGAACTTCGGGTTGTTCACCGCGACCGAGGGAGCGATGGTGTTGATCGTCGAGAACACCAGGTTGATGATCAGCTGATCGCCCAGGACCTTCTTGCTGTAGTGCCGCCCGCGATACATGTCGCAGTAGCGCTGCCAGTCGTCGTCGAAGTTCTCGCTGCGCCACCGCTTCGAGCGATTCATCTCGTCGCGGTAGTAGGCCAACAGGTCGCTCTGCTTCACGAGACCCTCTCGATGTTGGGGTTGCCCCTCACCTCTCCGACGTGCTCGGCCACGAACTCGGCGTTGGTCCGAGCGGTGAAGTTCTTGCGACCGTAGGTGAAGCCACCGCCCTTGAAGCCGAAGCCGACGCTGCGGATGTGGCAGGGGTAGCAGGTGCCATGCCCGTCAGCGATCCCTCGCTTCTCGCATTCCGGGCACAACATCAGGGGATGTGCCCCGGGTCGCGATCGGAGATGAAGCCCTGCAGCCAGCTGATCAGCGTGACCCGCGGCGACGCCTGCGCCTCCTCGGCAGCGAGCACCTCGTCGGCCTTGTCGGCGTGCGCGTCGACCCATGCCTCGATGTCCGCGATGGTGAAGTGGCTCGGGTCCGAGACCGGATCCTCCTCGACCGTGGCGGTGACGGTGTAGGTCAGCGAGTTGGACGCCTCGTGGCCAGGGATGTTGGGGTCATCGTTGTTGACGTGCACGGCCTTCGCGCCGACGACCGTCGGCGTGGTCGTGTACGTCAGCTGGGTCGGAGAGACGTACGTGACGGGGACGTCGACTTCGTCGATCTCGATGTGGGAGTACGGCTTGAAGTTCGTCCCGGTGAGCGTGACCGTCTGCGACACGTTCACCACGGAAGTGTTGGGCGTCAGCGACGTGAGGTGCGGCCTGATCTCCGCGGTGTCGCCCCACAACGGGTGCGGCAGGGCCTTGTAGCCACGGCGATACCACCGCAAGTTCCTGCGAACATGCCAGCGCACCGGCTGACGCTGCCGATCAAGTCGTCCAGTCCCCGAGGCCATCAAGCCACCCCCGTCTTCCTGATCCAGGGCGAGCCAAAGGGCTCGCGTCTCCCGACATTACTTCCCTGCCCGATCTTGGACAGGGGGTCGTCCCCGTAGAGCATCCGCTCGTAGTGGCCCATCGTCCCCCAACCCGGCTCCTTGGTCGGCGTGAACTGCGGGAGCCAGACGTACTTCAAGATCTAGTTGGCGATCGCCAAACTGATGACGCAATCGTCGAAC